GCTGGCGCAAACGAAGCACACTTTTGTTTCGCTGGTGGCTCACAGTTTTACCGCTACGACATCACCGACATCAATCGCGGAATGAATGCACACCGCACCCAGAAGTTGAGCTTACGCTATGTTAAGACTGACCGTTTTAACCATGACAGATGGGAAGAAGTTAGCAAAGACTACTTTTGGAATAGCTTTGTAGATGACCGCGAGATTAACCCCAATTAAAACAGTAACATGAAAAACATAAACGCAACATTAGACACAGACGAGAAGTACATGACCATTGACGGAGTGCTTCACTCGGTCATCGACCATCGCAGCTTTGACGACTTCGGCGGCACGCTTGAGAGCTTCAAGGTTATGGATGTGATGGCTAACGTGCGCGTGGTTTACAGTAACGATGACGCGCTGACATTCTTCGAGGACGAGTTCGCTCCCGACTACGAAGTTTAACCTTGCATCGGTTACAAGGTTCAGGCATACTATAAGAACTATGAAGATGAAAGAAGTAAAGAACGGTTCGTTGTATTACAACGAGGAGAACGACAGGGTAGAGCGTGTTGTTGGTCGCATCAGTGATCAGCGCGTTGTGACTTATGTACACAAGAAGGACTATCAGTACCCGCAGGCAAGTAAATTGCGTATTGCGGATACAAACGAGTTCACGGAGTACCTTAACAGTTAAGAAACACGGGGTGCGGGTAGGGTTTTCGTCGTTTTACCTACCCGCATCCCACCCTTACCACCCCATAGGCCACCCCTATTTTAAAACTTTAATTTAATAGTGTGTCGCAGCGCAGGGGGGTGGTGTTAAACATCATTCTCCCCGAACAAATACCCCCCCTATTTCAAACCATTTAGACAAATAAAGCTTTTGGGTATAAAGTAAGGTAGAAAAAACCAGGACGGCTATATGGAAATTATCAATTGTCTAGAAACAAACAAAAAAATGGTTTCGTATATAGAAGAGCAGAAACCAAAACGAGTGCTTTTATGTTTTTTTCATGGTTTAGGAGATTTTTTGGGTTTTCGCGGGGTATATAATTATCTTTTCACTGCATATCCTGATATAGAATTCACTTACGCTCTCGATAAAGACATGGGTTATGAAAAATTTTTGTTACCACATGAAAAATACATTAGCGTAAATAGAGCAAACATAAATACGGATAATTATGATCTTGCATTCTATATTGCATATACCCAAAACAAAGAAGGAGAAATAAGCAAAGCTGAAAATTGTATGGTAGAGGAAGTGGGAAGCTTTGAACCTCTACCGAGACCGCATCAGCCTGTACCCGTAATCGCCTCACGTTTAGTCACAGTGCATTTTTTTAGCACTTGGGGGCCATCAGCCTTCGGTATGGTTGGACGCGAAGAAACGGCGCATAAAATCTGGAGTGAGATCATACAAACGGGGCTGATTCCAATAGAGACAAACTTTGAACACAAATATACAAATCCAGAAAATAAAAACTTTGATTGGATAAATGCCCACGTAAGAGGCAACAAGTGCAACGCTGAAAACTTAATTTCATTGATTCAGGGTAGTTTTGCTTTTATTGGGGTGATTTCGGGGAATATACATACTGCTTTATCTTGTTTACCTAGAGAGAAAGTATTAGCCTTGACTACATACATGCCATCCAGAGCTTTGGGTGAAGATATACCCTCCATAAATATAGATAATTATAAAGAAGGTAGCGTATATAATTGGTTAGTGAGTCTTGATAGAAAAAATTTACAAAATGATTGGACAAATTACGAGATATAATTAAGATATTGATCTATGAGTAACACTAAGAAAAGTGATAAGCCTTTTAAGGGCAAAGCAAAATGCAAAAGTAAATCTTCTTGTAGCTCTAAAAAGAGCTTGAAAGAAAAACTAACTACTGTTAGCACCACCTACGCAAGAATTGTCTTGCTGTTGATGACTGTTAACTTTGCCTTGACTGGGTACGCTGTGTATTCCATCACACAGATTCAATCGGCTCAAATGGACTCCACTCCACAAGAGACAACCAGCCAAGGTGCTCAGGTCGCATCTACTGAGCAATAAACCTAGGTCGCAATGACCGAAGTTATAAGGGCCGTGTTAATTCGCGGCTCTTTTTTATTAGCAATGTCTTTACGATTGTAGTTGAAGTTGGAAAAAAGTTTTGTATTACTTCTTTACTTTTAGTTGGATATGTAACCCAGTGATACGTATAAAAATCCTTCTTGATTAAAACAATAGCAATATCCCCCGCTTTTAAATCTTCAAACTTGGTTTCTTCAACAGTAAAACCTTTTGAAGTAAGAAAATTAACTAGCTCATGCGGCCAAGTAATTTCCATCGCCTCTTGATTAAAGACGCTCATAATCATTCTTGTTATGTTTCCGCTTTTTTGAATTTCCCTACTTATCTCTATGTCTGAATATGTAATATTTAGATGCGAAAATTCTTCCAATGCGTTGCCTATAGCTTTTGGTCCGCAAGAAACGTAGTGCCCTTTAAAGGCTCCAGATTCGTCTGTAACGAACGTTCCCTGTTTAAACGCTCCGCACCCGCAGATGAAAATTAAAATCAATAATATAAAAGGAAGTATAGTGTTCCTTACTATGAATGGTGTAGGTTTCATGTTCATGTATTATTTTACACAAAAACAAAAGGAATTGTGTAATTCTCAATAAGCCTATGAAAAACAAAGATGGCTCACAAAAGCCTATCAAAATCCGAGGCGGCAAAGAACTAGCGACTGAAGTTAGAAAAGAAAACTGTGATGACAATCGCTTTATTGCCGAAAACCCAATCAAAAGACAAATCAGAATAAACCAATTTCCTTGGACTGAAAAACAGAAAGACTTTTTTAGGGTAGCTTTACATCCACACACAAGAATAATCTTTGTAAGCGGGCCAGCGGGCACATCAAAGACTTTGCTGGCAACCTACTGCGCCCTTCAATTGCTCAACCTCAAGTCTATTGAAGAAATTATGTATCTACGCTCCGCCGTAGAGTCATCAGACAAAAGCCTCGGCTATCTGCCGGGTAACGCTGATGAGAAGCTAAAGT